CCAGAAGCCGTCAGGGTTGCCCATCATGCTGGCGACGGAATAGGGCCGGTTCCCAAGCGGGTGATCATTCAGGGTGACGTAGACCAGATGCCGGCCGATCAGGATTGCCACGATTTCGTATTCCCGGGCGATATCGTCAACACCAGGGATTTGCCAATCAACCAGCAGGCTGCCGGGAACGGACAGGTAGCACTCTACGGCGTCGATCTTCGAGGTCTCGTAGCTGGACAGTTGGCTGATATTGCGGATCCGGTCGACTTCAGAATCTGTCCACAGCCATTCCCGCAGGCCGCCAGTGCGATGCTCGTAGAGGACGGAGTTGATCGCCTCGGTGCGATAACCAGGCACCCCCTTCATTTGCTCCAGCTCGCGCCGGGTGTATCGGCAACGCTCGAACAGGTCGCCATCGTCAACACCTGTCGCGTCGGACGCCGGGTAGAGGTTCAGCGGGCTGACCCGCTTGGTCTGCAGCTTTAACTCGGTGGATCGCTGCGGGACGAATCCTCCCCGATCGGTCCGGCGCCACTTGAGAGCCGGAGCATTGCGGCCGACCGGTCCCTTGAGAATGGCACAATGGAAGGTCACGATATCGTCAACGAACTTGCGGAATTCCTCGTAAAAGCCGCCCGCCGCCAACTTGTCGTCAATCTCCGTTTCCATCCGGTCCGCAGTTGCCGATGCCTGCTTCATTTCCGCATCAGAAATCATGGCCTCGGCCCGGGTAATCGCGTAGTCGATCTGCTTGCGCAGCGCGTTGATATCGACCGGCTGGCCCTGCTGCTGTTCCATCAGGACCGCCTGGGTGATGACGGCCTCGCGGATCTGGTTGCTCAGTTTGGTGCGCTCAACCGGCGATAACTCCGGCGATGCTGACGGGCGAATACCGAAAGGCTTCTGCCCTGGCTGGATCATTACGTCCTCAATCCAGGCCTTGGCCGCCCGGCATTTCGTTTCGGTCAGATTGAAATAAGCCTCTGAGCCTCCAGCGTCTTTGATCTTCGCCAATTTCTCCGGGGAGTATTCACCTTTCCGGTCCCGGATCGCCGTAATCATTTCCTCTTCGATCTTGATCTTGGCGCGCTTGGCCGAGTCCCACCTTTGGCGGGTGTAGCTGACGAGTTCAGGAAGGAGTTCAGGAAGGTTCTGGTAGGAGGCTTGCTGCTGCTGGTGGCGGGTGACTTCATCCGGGGAGACAATGCGGACAAGGCCGCGTGAGGAGTCCTTGGCGGCCGGCATGGTCGGTTGTGCTGACATTTGTGTTGGCCTGGCTGCCGAGGTCGGCAACGGCTCTGGCGGCATAACCTGAATTCCCTGTCCTTGCATCATCGGCACTCCATTGATAATTCGCAGCAAATTACCTTGATGCTATGGGAAATTTCCAAGGTTCGCAACTTTTTTTGCATTTCTTCATTTCTGAAATTTTATTTTTTTATTTTATCTATTTTTTTATTGCGAAGAATCTGAGCCGTAGGCAGACTTAAATTACGAAAGGAGAAGTGCCTTATGAAAAAGGGAAAATTGGTGATGATCAACTGCGAAGTTCATCGAAAGCTGAAGATCAAAGCGGCGGTCCTCGGTCAAAATTTGAATGAACTGACAAATGAAATTTTGAGTCAATGGGTTGAATCCCATCAGGAGCAAATCAATGGCGAGGCCGCAGAAGAAGGGTGTTGATTATTTCTCCCACGATGTTTCTCACGGAAAAACGATATTTGTCCTAGAGCAACGTTGGGGAAACGATGGTTACGCCGTCTGGTTCAAACTTCTGGAAGCATTGGCCGCCGCTGAAAACCATTATCTTGATCTCAGCGATGAAGCAACAGAGTTATATTTGTCGGCAAACTGTCATGTTTCGGTTGAGACCCTCCGGGATATCCTCGGTGCTTTGGGTACTCTTGGCGCCATTTCTACGGATTTATGGCGGGTTTCCTCGGTGGTTTGGTGCCAGAAGCTGGTCGATAGACTCTCAGATGTCTACCGTTTGAGAAAGTCTGATTTGCCATCAAAACCAGACCACTTTTTAGTTTGCCCGCTGGAAACGAAGGTTTCTACCGAGGAAACTATAGTTAATCCTGTAGTTAGTACACAAAGTAAATTAAATAAAAAGAAACCAAAAGAACCTATGACTAATACCACTAAGAGCGCGCGAGCAAAGATCGCAGATCTCTACTGCCAGGTCTTTGAAAAATCGGTCGTATCTTCCATCATCTGGAAAAAGATCGATGATCTCCTGCAACTCTACCCTCCTGAGAAAGTCACTGAAGCGTTCGAGACAATGGCGGGAACCACCGGCAAGACCTGGAACTACCTGATCGGCATCCTTGAAGAGAAAGGCGGCAGTAATGGAAAAGGAAATTCTCGAAGCGCAGCAGAAGCTGATGCAGAAAAGGGCGGATCTCGGCGTCCAAAATCGGGGAAAAGATCTGTCTCTGACATCGATACTGGAACAACCGGATGGGCCGACGGTTTCTGATAAAAAGTGTGAAATTCATGATGTTTACCTGAAAATATCGAACTCTATTTTTTCAGAAAATGTCCGTGAGTATTGCGAAGAATGCGCGAACGATCGGGAAAAACAGAGGCAAGAGGATGAATTGGCCTCGCAGAGAGCTGAAAAACAGCGCAGAATCGCTAGAAATTTCAACGAATGCCAGATTGGAAAGCGGTTTTCTGGAATAAAATTTGACAGTTACAAACCGACAAACGAAAAGGCGAAAAACATCCTCGAAAAGTGTGAAATCTATGCGGCGACGTTCGATCGCAATCTGTCACTTGGGGCCAGTTTAATTCTCCTTGGGCTCCCAGGTACCGGAAAAAATCACCTTGCGGCCGCCATCTGCACCGAAATTTTGAACCAGGAATATACCGCCCTGCATACCACCGTGATGAAGATGATCAGGAGGGTGAAATCAACCTGGAGCCGAGAGGCAGAAGAGACCGAGCAGCGGGCCATCCTTTCCTTTTGCGAGCCCGATCTGTTGGTGATCGATGAGGTCGGCGTCCAGTTCGGTAGCGAAACCGAGAAGCTTTTGCTCACTGAGATAATAAACGAGAGATATGAACGGGTTAGACCAACAATCCTCATAAGCAACTTGAACATGAAAAACTTGACCGAGGTTCTTGGCGAGCGCGTTGTCGATCGGTTCCGGGATGCTGGGGAAGTTTTGGTCTTTGATTGGGAAAGCTGGCGGAGGAAAGCGTGATAGATCATAGCAGTTTGGTGAAGATTGCTGAAAAGTGGCTACTTAAGGCGAAAGGGTGCAGCTTCGCTCTGACTGAACTTTGTGCACTTGGAGCAAACGGCGAGACCCCTGACGCGATAGGATGGCGCAGTGGATATTCAATTCTTGTCGAGTGCAAATCAAGTAGGTCAGATTTCCATTCAGACAAGAAAAAGCGATTCAGAATGATTCCAGAATTAGGCATGGGAACATATCGGTTTTTCATGTGTCCGACCGGTGTGATCAATCCCGAAGATTTACCGGATGGATGGGGTCTTGTTTGGGTGGATGAAAAAGGGAAGGCAACTCAGAAGATCGGGCCTAAAGGAAACTGCTGGTATGGGAAGAATGCGGACCCTTTTATCTTTTCAGAAAAGTGCATGAAAAGCGAGCAAGCAATGCTTGTCAGCGCGTTGAGAAGGCTTCACTTGAGGGGTGTTTTGCCACTTATTTATGAAAATCCATTTGGTTGATGCCGTGGAAGGGAAAATCGTGACGAAAGGGGGTGAGGCCATGGCATTGATACTATGGAAATGCCTAACGACATTGATCCTGGTATTACTCAGTGATATGTGTCCAGACTGCGGAAGCAACCTTGTCCCGGAAGGCCGGTGCCGGTACTGCCCGGTGTGCGGCTGGTCGGCGTGTTTGTGAGAGAGGAGGAAGAGGATGAAGAAAACAACGGCAGTCGGTAATGGACTTTGTGGATTTGTAGTTGGCGTATTTATAGCGACGCTCACCGCCCCTATATGGCTTTTAGCTATTGGAGTTTTCTGTGACATCCTCGGCATAACAACGGACGACCTAGGCGGCGTCTCTGATTCGGCCTTGATGCTGGCTGTTGTGCTGGTCGCGGGCATTGCCGGGTTTATTCCCCGATATCGAGAATGTAAGCACCTCAATAGTTTTAGTAACCAGCAAGGAGACACCCAATGAAAACAATTAACATCATCCTCGCCCTGCTGCTTCTGGCGGGTCAGACTTTCGCGTCGAGTGTCGTAGTCAAGAGCAACAAAGGATCTTCACCAACAATCCAATGGTTGACGACAGACATAGAATCCATCTCTGTTCTTGACGGAGACGACCCGCTCATCCTGAAGACCAGAAACGCAACATTCAAAATCTACCCCTGCGGTAAGGTCGAGATGTCCACCTGGAAGCAGATCAATCCGAATATGGGTGATGGTGAAGGGGGTCTTATCGACATCTCTAGCGGAGAGGTAATAACCGATGACCTCCTCTATGATACCTATCTTGGAGGAACGGCGTGTTTTGATTTTGAAACAGGCAAGCAAGTAGATTGCAACAAATAACTTTAAGGAGACAACCAATGAAACTACTCACGATCTTAACCGCACTACTCCTCCTAGCCTCGACAGCATTCGCCGTCGAAACTCACTTCGATTCACGCATCGGCGTCACCCTGCCCCACAACGAAGGTTCGGTGATTGCCAGGTACATCAACGAAAACGAACTGTCGGCCAAGTGGGAGCATCTGGAGCTAATCGGCGGGCTGGATCTGTATTTTACGCAGGATTGGCAAACGAACGTCCACGAGGAGAAGGATGTTTTCACGGCGATCGATGACGTGCGTATGTCCTACGAGGTCGAAGGGCGATGGTGGTTCAATGACAATTTAGCTGTCTACGGTCGGCAGTTTTCGCCAATAGACAAGCAAGGGACTCATTCAAAGTCCGGTGACGGATGGCACCGGATGCAGTATCGGCTTGACGTTGGCGTTATGGCGCGGTGGTGGTGAGGGGAAGGGAGAATCACCATGCCAAGATTATCAGAAGACCACGTTTACCCGAGTTCAGGAGCGGCCGTCGCTGGTCGCCCCTACGATATTCATTGCCCGGAAATGGGCAACCGCGGACTGAACTACTGGCGATATAGATGCGACAAGAGGAAAAAGGACAAAACTTGCAGTCGATCCTGCGAATTGCCCGTCCAAAAACCGAAACTCAACTCACCGGAGGACGCGAAGCGAAACTATGCCGGTTCGGTCAGGTACTGGAAGAAAGGGTTTCGCCCGGAGGTTATCGCCCATAAACTCGACATCAGCCCGAACTGCGTCAGGATGCACCTGCGGGATGCCAGGAGAAAAGGGGATATCAAGGGTTGAAAGCCTCTTCCGTCGATCCAGAAAAATGCAAAAACTGCGCAGCAACCGGGTTCGGAAAGTGGGAGTGCAATGCTCTTTCTTCCGGCCCCGGAAACTGCGCAGCGGTTCACATCCCAAAGGATGAATTTCTCAGGGGACCAGCGCCTTGTCGATCGTCTGCTCGGCGAAGCGCAAAAGCCCCTGAAGCTCCAGCATCGAACACCCTGACTGAATGATAGCCACCTGCCGGTTTTCATCCTCAGAGTACAGAATGACGGCCGCCTTGGTGATGTTCTTCCCCTGGTACTGGCCGGTCTCGGCCATTTCGTGAGCCGCCGTCCTGATCATCTGCTCGGGCGACCACAGGCGGGCGTCCTGCTTGCGTTCTGCCAGGTTGACCGGGGCAGGTTTGAGCCTTTCCCTTGTGTCGAATGCGGATTCTAGTTCTGGCTTATCATCGTTGTTCATGGCGACTCCTTCTCGAACACCGCGCTCTCCAGCGTCCGGACAATGTTGTGGATCTCCTCGTCGATCTGCTGCGGATCGGCAAGGTAGCGATCCTTGGCGAGTACGTTGAACCTGGCCAGAAGCAGCTCGCAGACTTCGTGGAAGGCGGTCTTGCGCAACTGGTGATCAGTTATTTCGCAGCCCTTCCAGACTTTTGCCAGGGAGATTGTAGCGACTCGGCCAATCATTCGGTAGGAGACTTCGGCCAGGGCGTCGTCGCCAACAAAATTGCCATGGTCAAAGTGAACCGACCAGCCGGCCATGCCGAACCTTTCCAGCCACTTTTTGGCCTCCTGCTGGAAGAGCTTGAAATGCTCGTCGGTGGTTTGGTTATTGATTTCTTCCATTTTTATCCCTTCCTGGAAAGATTTGCCGGTCAGGAGCGACGATCTGACGATTGCCCTGCCCCTACCATGCCCGAATCGTCACAGGGGAATTTTGAGTGACAAATGCTAAATCCGTGCGGGTCACCATGTTCATCGACTCAATACCGTCTTTCCTTTGAAACATTAGCCTCATTGAGAAGGTTTTTGGCTTTCTCAATATCTTCGACAGACGCCGGAGAGGTAGCTTTCTCCTCACAACAATACTGCGGCCGCCGAAACACCCCCACAACCCGCTGCCAGAAGTGACGGCCGGCGAAATAGTTCACCTGGCGCCGGAGCTTGGCGTTCTCGCGCTGCAGGGCCTCCATCGCCTTGTTCTGCTGCTGCTGGATGCCGCGCATCTTGGCCCCGGTCTCGATCGCCAGAGACGGAGTGTTAGGCAATAAGCGCATGCCGAGGCCTGTGCAAAGGTTGACGTAGCATTTGTAGGCGGTCAGCGGCTTGAGCTTGGCGCCGTTCGGCGGGGCGCACCTTACTGGTTTCGGTGGGTTCATGCCACACTCCTTGTCATTGTCTTGTTAAAGACTCTCTGTAATTCAATCCTGGCATGTTCCAAGACGGCAGTTCTGTACTCGGGGTCGTTGTCATATCTGGATTTTGAATCGATCTTGAAAGCAAAAAACTTCACTATGTCAGGGTTGTCACTTCTGACAGCAACACCTCTTACATTGTCCCCATATCCGAAAGAGTCCTTGATAATATCAAACCTGGCAATCTTAAATTCGACATCCTTTTTGCCGGAAGTGCCTAAAAGCGCAGGGATTGCAGGATTTGCCGCCAGGGTGATAACTGCCCCGATCATCCCCTTGATAAAATTTCTTCGGTTCACGGCTTCTCTCCCTTCAGGACAGGATCGTTCTCGATGTTGTCGGCAGAATATTTGTCCTTATCCACAAGTTCAATACTGACTTTTTTTGGTTCATAACCTTTTCGGCAAAGAATAACGGTTTCTGTCAGCAGGTAAGCTATCGAATCTCTCCACCCTCTCAGTGAGTCATCATGGAACACGAAATCATGTTGTTTACCACCTTCCACCGCAGATATTCTTACTATTGGAACTAACATTTTCTTCCTCCTTAAATCTGGGAAATGAGGTACAGCAGCACGACGATGAGGAACACGGTCCAGGCGCTCATGACTTCGTAATGGCCATGTGCCAAAGAGCTTCTTCAGCGTTCAAATCCATCCCTTCGGCGGCATTAGCAAGAGCCTCAAGTCGATCGGCCATCCTGCGCATGCTTCTTGCCTTCTCGCGCAAAACCGTACTAGCAGACTGTCTGCACCCAAGGATTGCATTGCCTCCAGTGATAACGCCGCCGTAAGCAGTTTCTTCTTTTTTCGGGTGATTTTTAGGTTGATCCATGATTATGCCTCCTTAGATTATTGACCCTCCGGCCAAGTGAACGCTTCAGCTTTCCCAGTGAACACGGCCCATGCTTCGCGTGCGCATTGGTGGAGAGAGCGGCATTTCCAATTTATCGGCCTTGCCGGCACCCATTTCCCGTTGATAAATGCCTGCGGCATATTTTCTTCACGGAGACTCTCTAATTTCCAAATCACACCCTACCTCCCCATCCCGACCGCTGCGGGATTGCTCGTTGTGGCGCCACGGTGGACGTGACGGCCGGTAATTGTTGGCGCACGAAGCCGGCCATCGCCCGGGTCAACGCTCGCTCGCTGGTGAATCCGAGGTCGATATATGTCTCCCCGTCATCGTTTCTCCTGAAGGCGATCAACTCCTTGAGCGTGTCAGCGTCCTTGATACCGTGCTTGCCGGTCCTGACTTCGGTTGCCAACTGCCCGATAATGGAATCAATATTTCTCATTGCCGCAAAGCCAAACATCCTTGTTTTCCCCGGCTTCCCGGTTCTCGCCTCCGGTGGAATCTCCGCATAGACCCGCTTGTATTGCTTCAGGACGTGGTGAATCAGGGTTTCGCCGTCCTTCTCCCGGTGGATAACCGCCCAGGCGCCGTTATACCGCTTGCCGACCCAGCCGATAATCTGCGCGAAATCCTCCAGGGGTATCCGACTTTGCTGCCACAGCGCAACCTGGCGCCCGGTATATCGCTCGATAACCGTGATAACGCTGGCGCCGATCGGGTTCTGTTGGCTCATCACCCCCATGACGTAGGTTGTCCCGTTGGCGGGCTCTTCCCAACTCAGGAGCGACCCGTTTTCCTTGTCCTGGATTACATGACCGTCGCGCATGTGATACCTGGCGGACGGCGCCGGACATGCCGCGATAATCTGTTCAGAAACGTCCATGGTTTCGTCACCTCTCTTGGTCTGGACCCGGTAGCGGGTTTCGTCATAGGAGTGGTCTTCCGACTCGGTATCAACATCGTCGGTCTTGTTCTGGTCCCGGGGGACAACCGGGATTGTCCTAATCGCATGGACGCAGTTGTCAAAGAAGAAGATTCCCGGGGTTTCCATCGGCACCCCTTCGCGCAGTGACAGGCTGCTTTTAAAGGCGGTCCGTAGCAGGTCGAGACCGTTGACCCTGGACCCTGGACCCTTGTCGCAGGGATAGAAAAGCGGCTTGCCGGCAGAGACCGACATCTTCTCGGCAATGCTCTTGCCGTCCATAACCGCGAATATCGCGGCGTCTGCCGGTCCTGGCCTGACTCTCCCCTCCCATCCGAATTCTTTTTCTCGCTCGATAATCCCGGTGGCGATCTCCTCGCTGACCATTTTGCACCCCTGGTTGGCTTTACCATTCCATCCGTACCACTCGCGGACCCTGAACAGCGTCCCTTTCGGCCAGCAGCGGCCATCGGGAAGGGCGTTCCCGTCGCTTTCCGCCCACCATCCAATCGAGAATGGCTTGCTGCTGCCCCAGTCAAATGAGCGGTCGATCCGCCACCCGATCGGGATTTCAAAGTGATCATCGTTCTTAATAACGTGGATCGAGTAGTCCCAGACATCATCGAGGGCGCCACCAGCTACGATATCCCAATCCCCCTCGCGCATGGCTCTGACAAGCGCCTCGCTGCCGAGACCGTTCAGGCGGTTTTCATACCCCGGATCGACTTCAAGCAGTTTTGGGTTATCCTCCAGGCGGGCAGGGATGTATTGCCGCAGCATGCCGCCTTCATCTTTTGGAGTTCGCCATATCTTCCCATGGGGGGCCGCCGATACGAACATGCCTTTAACCCAGGTATGCCCGACATTGCCCGGGTTGCTACCGCAAACGATTTTCGGGAATTGACCATGAAACTGATCAGGGATAACGAGATTTGTCATCCTGACCCGATTCCGCAGAAACCGGTAAACGGATTCAGTAAACATGGTCAACTCATCGATTATCAGGACGTGAATCTCTGCGCCCTGATAGTTGTACATATCCTTTTCATGCTGGCAATGGCACAGGTGGATGGCGCTGCCGTTGGAGAAAGCAATCCGGGGATCTGTCCCGGATGAAATGAACCGAGCCTTTTTCCTCTTGATCAGCGGACTCAGTAAGGCCAGGAATGACGTGGGGCCTTCAAAGTGGTTCTTTATCAGGTCCGGCATTTTCCTCCGGAACAGATAAACCTGAAGCCCGGGGATCGCCAGGCACCAGAAAATAGCGGCGACACGCATAAAGTGGGATTTGCCACCCCCGGCTGCGCCTCCGTAAAGCAACTCGGTCGCCAGGGTGAGAAAAGCCTCTGACTGTTTCGGCTGGAGTTCGAGGTTGATATTGACTCCTGCCATTTTACTCTTTCACTTGCAGTATCTTGTTCCCGGCATTGATCTGGATCGTTGCCCCGTCGCAGCCCTGGAGACTTAGGGTGATTTGATCGTCTCCGTCCTTGCCGTCATCGTCCTTTTTGTCGCGGAACATGCCGATGTGCTTACCGACCAGCTCAAGATTCCCCTTCTTGTCAGCAAGTTTCAGCACGAAATTCCCCATCTTGTCCCAGGACCAGCCGACGATTGCCCGGCGAACATTCTCTGGCAGGTTGGCTATGTCTTCAGGGCAGCGCACGTTTGCCCCGGCGATATCCTTCGGGTCGTAAAATCCCATCCGGCAAAGTTCCTCAAGCACTCTATCGTGAGTAACTTCAACCCTTTGCATCCTTTCTCTCTTGGCGATTTCTATCGCTTTGGAGATTACAGCATGTGACAGCAGCCGAGTTCCTTGCTTTCCTGCCGTCCTCTTGCTGTATCCGGCCCTCATCGCTGCTTGCGTGGCGTTTAGGTCGACCAGATACTCTTTTACGAATAGAACCTGTTTATCGTTCAACTCGGAACAAATATCGGACAATTCCGGAACATCTTGGGTCATTTCTGGAACATTCTTGGACATTTCGCCCCCTTTCTGGAACAAAAGACTACATTCAGGGTACATTCCACCCCACTTTTTCGCATTAAAAAACGACGCTACCGCTTGACTACATATTACACATGCGATACAACGTCATATAGAAAGGAGGAATGATACCTATGCCGAAACGAAAGAAGGACGAGAAAATCACCGGAGTCAGGCTGAACGAGGAGGGGATCAAGGCCCTTCACAGCCTCAGAAGTCGTCCTGGCGGGTTCAGCCTGTCCGGGGCCGTCAACCGCTGGCTTATCAACGAGGCGGCAGTACAGAACAGAATTCAGGATTTTATGGACAAATAACCATCTACTCAGGAGGAAACACACCATGCCAAACGGAGAACCAATCTGCGCTTCGTGCGTCACAACGACATGCCTGTCGACCGGATGCTCTGGGTTATGCCCACCTAAAAACGAACCGGTCAGGATTCGCGGCCGACGCTTCCTGCAGGAGACCGAATACGGGTTCGCCCGCATGATCGAGCGGGTCTACTACAACGCGCACGGAGACGTGATCCAGCGCGATATCGCCCATACCGGAGAGAAGATCTACGCTGCCGGGCCCCTGGCCTAGAGAAAAGGAGAAATGACCGATGCCGACAACAAAAATTCACATGTGCCTATCCATCAGGGGAGCCATCCGCAATAAGATGTTCAGCGGGTTCACGGATAAGAATGGCCGTAAATTGTCCAGAAATGAAGCTGAGAATTTCCTTTTTGACCAGTTGGCAGAGGGGAAGAAAGTCCTTCCAATTGGCGATTGCGACAACTTCGACTATCAGACCGGATGCCTTGGCCACCCCATGGATGAAGAGGAGGATCAGCCGTGAAGAATACCTCGACAATCATCATGATCATCGTCCTGGCCTTTCTCGTCACGTCCTGCTGGCGCGAACTGTCGCGGCCTGGGACCGGGGCCATTGACCGAGCGTTTTGGATGACTCCGGAAAAGGGGGCTATAAACCATGAACATTGATCAAGAACGCCTGGACAAAGGGCTCTATTGGCAGCGGCCCTGGAAGTTGGTGGAAGGCTGCACCAAGGTCTCGCCAGGGTGTGACAACTGCTGGAGTGAGGCGCAGGACATGATGCGGGTGAACCATCCGAACGAGAAGATCAGCAGCCGGGCGATAGCGGTTACTGAAGACCAAAGTGGGAATGCTGTTGGCTTCGACGGTCGCATCATCATGCGCACAGACAACCTCGACCTGCCGCTGCGCACCCGTAAGCCGACTGTGTTTGCAATCTGGAATGATCTGTTTCATGAGGGTGTGTCACTTCGATTCATAGCCAAGGCATATGCCGTGATGATAATGGCTAAACAGCACACCTTTCTCGTTTTTACCAAGCGGGAAAACCAAATGGCCGTCGCCCACGAACAACTTTTTTATACAGAACCTGGCACGGAAATGCTTTGCGACGCATTAGATGACTTGGGTAAGGACGATCCGACAGAGTGGGATGATGACAATCCTCATATCTGGCACGGGTCAACAGTCGAGAACCAGGAACAGGCCGACAAGCGCATACCGCATCTTCTGCAGGTTCCTGGCAATCGCTTTCTGTCGATCGAGCCGATGCTGGGGCCGGTTGATCTCAGGCTTGATCGTTGGGTCTGCGTTAATTGCGGAGATTGGACGCATGATGAGTTTTTGACGGATGAGCACCATTGCGATTGCGATGTTTATGAAGAAGAGAGAATTAAAAACCAGATCAATGCCGTCCTCCTTGGCGGAGAGTCGGGCAAGAACGCCCGGCCGATGCACCCAGATTGGGCTCGGTCGGTGCGTGATCAATGCGCGACTGCTGGGGTGCCATTTTTCTTCAAGCAGTGGGGAGAGTGGGGGCTTGCTGGGCACAGTGGAGGCCTCTGTGATGACAAATTCCCCCCCGGAGAGCTTGTATCTGGAACCATAGTTTCATCAACAAATCCTCGTGCAGTTGGAACGATTCATTACCACGCTGTTCCGGTTGCGGCAAAAAAAGGAGTTTTTACTCCAACACGGTGTCTATCTCGTGTCGGCAAAAAGAAATCCGGACGCATGCTCGATGGCCAGTTGCATAACGATTTACCCTGGCTGAGAAAGGGCTAAACCATGAACTTCCACATCCAAAAAACAATGAGCCTTCCGGTTGCCCTCGAGGGGATCATTCCAGACGATATGATCAACGCCATGAAGTCGGCAGGTTTGGACGAAGTGGTTATTGACTACCGTGTCGAGAACTACTTCGGCGGGCGCCCGGGGATCTTCAGTAATTCACCCGACAAGAGCAAGGAAGCGGTCGGCGCCGATTGGGACTTGAGGATATCTCTTGATTATGGGGCTTTTGTGGTGACAAGCATTTTCATGAAGATTGCCGAGAACACCCACAAGGCATTTACCCGAGATATCGTCCGCTCGTTTTGTTGCATGTCCATCCTGATCATGGAACAGATCAACGACCTGGCGGACGACTTCTGCGACGATAATGACGTGATCGAGGCCTACAAGGAGCTATGCGGGCCTGACGAGGGTTGATTCTGGCGGGATAAAAAGACTCAGGCCCGGGCATGGTATCGCTCGGGCCTTTTTTGTTCTCTCACGCTCACTCAGGCGCCATAGACCAACATCCCCGCGTCCCGGCTATGCTCGTTCGTCCTGCCCTTCCAGCCGGTCATGCGTGCGAACTGCTTGGCGTTCAGCTTGGTGATACTCGTTTTCGGCGCCAGCTTCTTGAATTTCAGGCCATGATAGAGGCAGAATTCCTCCCAGATTCCAGAATCCCGCCTGATACTGCCTGCTCCCAGACGGCGTTCACAACCTGACGTACCGAACCAATCCCGCAGGCGTGCATCCTCAAACCAAAGCTCTACGGTCCCGCCTAGATCAACAATTTCGGCCGAGAATTTACCAACGTAGGTCATGGCCTCGACAATCGTTGACGATCCAACCCTGGCAAGACGCCTCTTCTTTCGGTCCCAGATGGCAACTCCGGTATTAACCCCGGGGTCGATACCGATCAAATAGTCAGATCTTTCCATTTCCGCTGTCCTCCAGGTCAAGCACCATGCAGAAAATACCGAACGCTGGGCACATGAGAGCGCCAGGCAGCAGGGGAGTGATCGCCCCTGATTTGCTCAGTATGGCAACCTCCTCCATTGTCAGCTTGCGCGGGCGTCCGCTTGGGGCCTCATCGTCGAGTACCATGTCCCAATCTTCTGGCGGGTCGATATGGTCTGTCTTGCCCGCCTCTTCGTGGCAACCGTCGCAGATTTTATGCTTCGGTGGCTGGGCTCCGATCTCGATCGTTACCGTGATTTCCTGGCCGCAATTTTGACATTTGACCTGGATATCTTCCAGCCAGGGTTTTGCTTTTGACTCTCGCTTTGGCATCGACAATCCTCCATGTGATCAATCAAATCTCCCTACATTTGGGAATCTTTGTTTCAGAACTTCATAAATCCGCGCCTTCCCAGCTTGTTCGTTCCACCAGCCTTTGCCTGGCTCATAGACCCAATACGACCGCAGCGTAGATCCTTCGTAGCATTCCAGGTTGACTGTCTGACCGGTGCGATGATCTTTGACAAAAAATGTCATCGCGTGTTTGTTCGGCAGGCGGGCAACTGGAGGTGAAGCATTTTCAACACGCTTGCGCTCCTTGGACGCCCTCATCTTGGCGCATATCTCTTTGTTTTTCTGTTGTTTTATACGCCTTAAAGATTTGTTGTAGTTCTTCATATTCTTTGGTTAGTTTGCTTTTGCAATTTTATGGCTTATCCACTCCGCACCATCTACAAAACCATCTCGGTAAATTTTTCTATATTCAGGCCTATTCCAATCCTGCTGGCATTCGTCCTCTGCAACCTGTTCTATCTCTGTCAGGCTGACTTTTTGTTTTTCAATTTCGTCAAGCAACTCAAGGGCTGCGATGCGGTCAGCCTCTGTGCTAAAACTTGCTTTAAAAATATATTGTCTTAGCCTTCCTGTTGCACTCATTCTTCGCTCCTTTCAGCCACGCAAACTAACCAAAAAATGAACTGGATTAAAATAAAGATGCGGTTCTCGAAAAACTCGGTGGTTCGCCTGGTTCGCGTCGTAACCAGTTATCTAAATGTTCTAATGCATTGGGGGAAAGGCATTAATCGCCCTTCCGATCCGCTCTACCTTGGCAGGAACAACGGTGTTACCTAGTGCCTTAACTCTGTCCACCCTATCGGGTAGTCCTGTAAACTCTCCAATAACTCCGGGTGTACGTTTGAGCCAAGCTCCTCCGGCAGCGGCAAGCCTCGTTGCCCATCCAACCGTTTGTGGTCTTTGCTCCCTGGCGATCTCCAGTCTCTTGCCGTCGGCGTTAGCAACATAGAAATAGCATCTTCGGATATGAGGCAAGCCACAATCAGAAGCCTTGATTTCCAGTCGGGAAACTCGGTAGCCAAGCCCCGCCAGGCTATCCTGAATTTCACCTTCCCACTTTTTGACGCCGCCTGGATTTTCAATAACGACCCATAGGGGCCGGATGGTTCGCACAATTCTAAGATACTCATGCCACAGCCCACTGTCTTTACCTTCAAGCCCTG